TTCGCAAGGCAACGACTTCGATTTAAACTTACAAACAATCGATGATCTACACAAGCCGGCACTTGACGGAATTGGATACCAAGATCTAATTCAAGAACAAATGGTGGGAGAAACGTCTACATACGACGGAAGTGGCAATTTAAAGAATTTAAAACATCTAGCCGCTAACAAAACAGTAGCATGGATTGACTACATGACTAACTACAACCGTACATTCGGAGATTTTGCGACCGGAGGAGCATTGGACTTCATGGTATTAAACAGACGTTACGATGTAGGAGATGATAGTACAATCAAAGACCTGACTACATACATTGATCCACAGAAATACATCGAGATCTTCGCAGATACAGATTTAACAAGCCAAAACTTCTGGGTGCAAACAGTGGTGCAGGCGACGAGACGAGGTAACTATAGTGCTAAACAAATTCCATTCTTATAATCATGAAAAAAATTAATAAAATAAGAGTAAACAACTTCAATGGGATGATCGAGATGGTAGAACCAGGTGAAACCTTGATCAAAAAGACCCAAAGAATCCTTGACGAAAATGAGCCACTAACCGACGGAGCACCAATGATCTATACGCCTAAACAAGCAGGAGTAAGAGATGATTGCAACGTACGTACGGACAAATGGGCTTTAGCCATGGACGCAATGGATAGAGTCAATAACTACAAACTGAATGAATACCTCAAAAAAGGAGAGGCCGAAGCACCAAAGGCAGCAGATGGTCAAACCGAAGGAGGAGTAACTGAACCAAATCCAACTAGAGACAACTAGTCGGGTACGACTACGAACACTATATGCGAAAAAAGGCGGATGTAAATATTTATATCCGCTTTTTAAAGCAAAAAAAGCGCAGTACGCATATAGCATATTATATCAAGTAAATATAGGTAGACGCTTCTTCAAAAGTAAGCGCGAAGAATGTAAAATTTTATTATTATGGGATTAGGAGCAACATTAGCAGGAGCAGCAAGCGCAGGATTAGCAGGCGCTGTAACTGGAGGAATTGGATCAGTAGTCAGTGGAGGTCTAGGACTACTGGGTGGTCTATTTAAAAAAAACAATAACAGCCTCAAAGACCAACAGAAACTAATGCAACAAGCATGGGAGTATGAAAAGGAAGGAATGGGTTTACAATACAACTACGGGCAACAAGCAGCAGACGCTGAATACAAAAGGAATCTTCAAATGTGGAAAGATACCAATTTCGGAGCCCAAAGAGTTGAAATGGAAAACGCAGGACTAAGTGTAGGTCTAATGTACGGAAATGGAGGAGGTCAAGCAGCAAGCACAGCGGGAGGAAATGCAACCCAGCCAAACGCGCCAAAAACCAATCCGGTAGAAGTAGCACTACAACAACAGGCGATGGGATTACAGCTGAAGCAAATAGATGCGCAAAACAAGCTCGCAAATGCCGAAGCAGCCAAAGCATTAGCCGAAGCCAATAAAATCGCAGGAGTGGACACTAAAGGACAAGAATTGAGCAATAAATGGCAGGAAGTTGAGAATAGAATCCAACTAAGCAAGGAGAATATCGCAGAAAGTAACGTAACAGAAGCGAAAGCTAACGCACAAAAAGCAATCGAATTGTGGGAACAGGAAGCGTTAAACACGGAGTATCTGGATAAAACCCAAGAAGAAAGAGTTACAAAATTAGTATCAGAGATAGCACTAATTCAAAAAGAAGGGGCTGTGCAAGACTCAATCGTAGATGTAAACTACAACACTGCAAGAAAAATCCAAAGAGAAGTGGAGAATTTCTACTACGAGATGATAACAAAGAGAATGTCGGCTGAAGCGGCAAAAGAACAAGCAGCAGCAATGATAGACAAGATTGCAAAAGAATACGAATTAGGAAAAGGACATCTGAAAAACGAGAATGAAAAAAACCTCAGAGAATGGATATATGGGGGAATAAACCAAGTCTCGGACATCATAGGGTCAATCAGCAAATTCAAACAAGCGCAAGCGCTAATCGAAAAGATATCAAAAAAAATCAAGTAATGTGCTATTTCACCAAAAAAGTACTCAACAAGCGGTTTCTACCTAATCGTAAAAATAGGTGGAATCCGCCTGTATGTACAGACGAAAGATTCAGATACGTAGAAGTAGAATGTGGACACTGTTTCGAATGCAGGAAGAAAAAAAGAAGAGAATGGAGAATCAGAAACTACGAACAACTCAAAGAAACACCAACAGCTGTATTTTTCACAGGAACCGTATCTCCACAAAGATATGAATATATTTGTAAAAAATATGGATTTAAAAACGACGGATCACAAGATAACGAGATAATTACAAAAATACAAAGGCTATTCCTGGAGAGAATAAGAAAAGAAAAAGGATACTCAATCAAACACTGGTGTGTCACAGAAAAAGGACATACTAACACCAGGCGTATACACATCCACGGACTATACTATGCAACACATGGAGAAACAAAGTGGCAACTTACAAAGACGTTATTCGAAAATTGGATTGACGGATACAAATTTTACGGGTCATATGTAAACGAAAAAACAATCAACTATGTATCAAAATATATGACAAAAAAAGACGAAGACAATCCTGACTACATCGGTATAGTACTATGTAGTAAAGGATTAGGAGCGAATTATGCAAAGAGAATGGCTTACAAACACAAATGGAATAAAGAAAAAACAATTATCACTTACAAAGCAAAAAACGGAGCAGACCTTCCACTACCAAGATACTACAAAACACAACTATACACAGAAGATCAAAGACAGCTACTATGGCTATATGCCGAAGATAAAGGAACCAAATGGGTAAAAGGATTCGAAGTAATAGAAGCTAACACAGTAAATAAAGATTACTACGAAAGATTACTTAAAGAGAAAAATGAAAACGGGATCAGTTTACACGGAGACAATATCGAGGAAATTGAAAGAAAAAAAGCGATCAATCAAATGAATAAGCTACAAAATCTAACAAACAGAAAAAAAACACAACGAAGACAAATCAAAAAAGAAGAAGAAGATATCATGTACCAATACTTATCAGCAGACTATTGTCCTTTCTAGTTATCGTTTCACGATAACATCTGGTCCGTAACGAACGGACTATACCATGCGGAATATTTTATTTTAATTTTACAGGGCAGTAAAGGTAGCTAAAGAGTAAAGATTTGTTACCTACAAAAGCCGTTTAAGGACAGGCGTGTACCCGACCAAAAGGTCGTGGTATGCGCCTTTGGCGATATCAAGGTGCTAACGCTCTAGGGCAACACCCTAGAACCCTGTATTTGTCGCTCGCGCTATGGAAACGTTAAAGAAAGTTATAAGATAACAGAAAAATTTGCAGAATCAGAAATTATACGTATCTTTGTAGTGTAAGAAAAAACAAGATGTATAACATGTTTCACGTGAAACAATAAAATCAGAAAAATTATGAGAAACGACTGGAAACCAAGATTCAAATGCACATTTAAAGTGTTTTACGCAAACAATCACTACGAAATCAGTTCAATGTGGTTCGCAGCAACAACGAGAGAAGCAGCAAGAAAAAAAGCTAGAAAATATTTAAAAAAAACCTACGAAAACGGTTTCGAGATAATATCAATAAGTTATTAACATTTAAAATATACAATTATGGCAGCAACAAATTACACAGTAATCGTGAAAAACAAAGCAACAGAAAGAATAGTGCTAATCGATCTAACAGCCAAATGGACATACAAACAAGCACTAGCAATTGCAAAAGAAACACACGCAAAAAACGATACACATGAATTAGTATGCGTAATAGAAACTAATAAAATCTTATTAAAAAATGAAAAAGAAAATAAAAAAGAGGACTAAATTTATCTTTAGAAACGAAGAATTTACTTCCTTTAAAGCGATGAAAATATACGCCTACTTCAATATGGGACTAGGCATAGAAGCAAAAGGTTACGAATTAACTAACGACGAAATACTCAAAGAGTATGAGTTAATCAAAAAGGAAAGGAGGTTACTATGTAGAAAAACCTACGACAAAGAAGAAAATAACAAAAAAGAATCTGAAAAAAAACAACTTAATCTATTTAACACATGAAATTAACAAATGAGCAAATTAAAGCAATTATTACAGCAATTTGCACGCTTATTGCTACCATTGCAGCGGTCGTATTCACAACGGCATGCACCATGTCACTCTCAGTGTCCAAAAACAATCAAAATAGTACCCAAAAAACCGAACAAACAACAACTAGCTCGGTTGACAGTACACAAATCAATATTAACCCAAAAAAATAAAAATTATGAACTTAAAAGAAGCTTTCAAAATCAGAAAAAAAGACGCAGAAACAGATGAAGTTATCATTACTATTGGTAATCACTTGGCTACTGAGCAAGTATTTAAATCGGAAAAAGAAGCCCAAAAAGTAATCGACGCGACAGATTGGAATCTAGTAGCAGCATTGGTCTATGCCTGCAAAGAGGCTGAACAATGGGAAGAAAAACAAAAAGAAACAACAAAAGAAGAGGAGGAATAAATTATGTCAATAATCAGAACCTTAGGGAAAAATACACTGGGCGACAACAATAAAATGAAGATCGCAATGAGAGACTATGACATGTCTACTCATGATATATCAACAATATTCAGAAGTTCAATCGGCGTAGGAATGCTTGTGCCATTCTGTAAAATACTCTGTCAAAAGGGAGACATCATCGACATAAATCTAATTAATAAAACACTAAGTCAGCCAACGCTAGGACCACTCTTCGGATCATTCAAACTACAACACTTCATGTTCTTCGGAGGATTCCGGTTATACAACAGTTGGCTACACAACAACCGAACAGGAATTGGTATGAAAATGAGTGACATCAAATTACCAATGATGTTAGCTCGAACAAGAGAAACAACAACAGCAAATGCAGAAACAACCATTTCGACATCAGCTTTATACAAATATCTTGGATGGAGCAAGTCAAGAAGGAAAGGACCAAACGCCAACCAAGGTGTACAAAAAAACGGCGTTCCTCTGCTTATGTATTTTGATATATTTAAAAATTTCTTCGCAAACACACAAGAAAAAAAGTTCTACATGATAAGAGGAGGACTAACAAAAATATCCGTAGGACCAAATATCTATGATATTCCAGTAAAAAACATAAACGTTAAAGTAAACATTAATACAAGCGTAGGTTCATTCGACGAATCCAGCAATTGGAGATCCTATTGGGAGAACGTAAAAGTCACTGGTACATTTAACGGAGTAGAGAGAATTGTAACAATGGCGGAGCTATCAGGTGATCCAACAAGCAATGTAATCACAATCGACAGAGCAGACTCTAAATTAACAGAAATAACAGAAATAGAGTTTGATAAAAATATAGTCAAATACATAAAAACCCAACTAAGACAATATGACTTAAAATTGCTTGATCAGATCAGAGATGTGATCCTACATAAAAAAGGAAACGAAACGCTAATACTATCCGGAACAAACCTAGACGCAACCAATAACGGATCAACAGAATTAAAAAATATGTTTGACGATTTAACAAGCGCTCAATCAAATAAACTAGGCGGAATGTTGTTAAAAACATACGACAGCGATATATTCAACAATTGGATACAAACAGATTGGATCGATGGAGCAGGGGGTATCACAGAAATAACAAGTATTGACATCACAGCCAATGACGGAAAATTGACAATGGACGCGCTGAACCTGCAACAGAAAGTTTACAACATGCTAAACAGAATCGCAGTATCAGGAGGTACCTACCGAGACTGGCTGGAGACAGTATATACAGCAGGCAAATACCTTGACAGACCCGAAACACCTGTGTTTATCGGAGGTATGACACAATATATCGAATTCGACGAAGTGATTTCAAAAAGTGCGACAGAAACAGAATACGGAAGTCAACCACTTGGAGATATCGCGGCAATCGGACGAGGAGGTAAACCAATAAACAACGGACATATACATTATCAATGCGAAGAGCCAGGATATATCATGGGACTGGTGGCTATCACACCGATGATCGACTATTCGCAAGGCAACGACTTCGATTTAAACTTACAAACAATCGATGATCTACACAAAACTT